TGCTCGTGTTCAGCGCGAGGCTTTCACTACTGCTCGTGCTGTACGTGATTCTTTGGGCAATATTCCTGATCGTGTTAGCAACCAACTGGCTGCTGAGAGTGACCCGGTTGTCATCCATCAAACGTTGAGCGAGGAGATCCGCAAAGCGTTAGAGGCGTTGACAAATGGAGGCGAGGAGGTTGTCAAATGATTGACGGAGCCTTGACTTACCGCAGTGCGTTTCGCGAGGGGCTGAAGCCAGACCCAAATTTGACGGTTTCCCAATGGGCTGATCGATACCGCATGTTGTCAAACAAGGCGAGTGCGGAGCCGGGTCCGTGGCGTACTGAAAGGACTCCTTACCTCAAGGAGATCATGGATTGCATGTCTGCAAACTCGTCGGTGCAGAAGGTGGTGTTCATGGCTGGTGCCCAGCTTGGTAAGACGGAGGGCATCAACAATGTTGTGGGCTACATGATTGCCCATGCGCCGGGACCAGCACTTTTCGTGCAGCCGACAATTGAGATGGCTAAAAGGCTGAGTAAGCAGCGCCTGGATTCACTGATTCATGAAACCCCGTGCCTTGCTGACAAGGTCGCTCCTGCTCGAAGCAGGGATTCAGGCAACACGATGTTCAGCAAGGAATACCCTGGCGGCATCCTGCTGCTTACGGGTGCCAACTCTGCTACGGGGCTACGTTCTGCTCCTTGTCGCTGGGTGCTTCTTGACGAGGTTGATGCTTTTCCGAGCGATGTGGACGGTGAAGGTGATCCTTGTGCGCTGGCTGAACGACGTGCATCAACATTTTCAAGACGCAAGATTATTCTTACCTCAACGCCGACGGTAAAAGATACAAGCCGGATTGAGACGGAGTATTTGGCGTCTGATCAACGACGTTATTTTGTGCCATGTCCACATTGCGATCACATGCAATGGCTGCAGTGGAAAAATCTGCAGTGGCGTGATGGTGATCCAAAGACTGCTGCGTATGTCTGCGAGGCTTGCGGGGCGCACATACCAGAGCATTTTAAAAGCGAGATGCTTCGCAAGGGTGAATGGCGAGCGACAGCAACGAGTCAAGATAAACGGACGGTTGGATTTCATCTTTCTTCTCTGTATTCGCCCTTGGGCTGGAAGAGTTGGGAGGAAATTGTGAGCGAATTTTTACGTGCGAAGAACGACGCGCCTTTGCTCAAAACCTTTGTCAACACTGTGCTTGGCGAGACTTGGGAGGAAGAAACTGGGGCAAAACTTGGTGCTGACAGCCTTTCTGAGCGAGCCGAGTTCTACCCCGCCGGAGAAGTGCCCAAGGGCGCCAGTATTTTGACCGCTGGTGTTGACGTACAGGACAACAGGGTTGCGATTGGGCTTTATGCGTGGGGTCAAGGCGAGGAGTGCTGGTTGATTAGTCACACAGAGATTTACGGTGATCCAGCCGGACAAAAGTTGTGGGAACAAGTTGATGACCTCGTGCTAAGGGATTACCCGCATGTCGATGGCGGAAGACTTAAAGTTTCGGCAATTGGTGTTGACTCCGGCGGTCACTTCACAAGCGAAGTGTATGCGTACGCCAGAAGTCGAAAAGGTAAAGGAGTGTTTGCTTTGAAAGGACAAGCAGTGCGGAACAAACCGCCAATAGGAAAGCCTTCCAAGGTGGATATTAACTACAAAGGGCAAGTTTTGAAAAATTCGGCTGAGGTGTTTCCCGTTGGTAGTGACACGATCAAATCAACGCTGTTCGGTAGGTTGAAGCACAACGAGGTTGGCGTTGGGTACATTCACTTTCACGCTGAGGCTGGTCAGGAGTATTTCAAGCAGATCACATCGGAACGTCAGGTTGTCCGTTACGTCAAGGGTTTTGCGATTCGTGAGTGGAAAAAAAAAGCGGGTGATCGCAACGAAGCATTGGACTGTTTTGTGTACAGCTACTCCGCACTGCACTTTCTGTACATGCGATTCAACAGGAACACGATCTTTGAGCAATTCGAGCGTGGTATTGCCAATGCAGCAAAAAACGGCAATGCAATGCCTGAAAAGAAGGAGGAGCAAAAGCAGTCGCCATACCGCCCGCCTCAGCGTAGACTTCAAAGGCGAGCATCATCGTTTGTGACAAGCTGGTGAGCATCCTCGTCCCGAGTTTGATTTACGCAGGCGACACCGTCGTGTTTGACGTGCCCCCGTTCAAGGATGCAATCGGCACCAGCATCGACAGCGGCACCTACACCCTGACGTGGTATGCCCGGACGAATGTTGCAAGTGAAGGCGCGACGATTGTTGGCACTGCTGAAAGTACTGGTTGGCGGATAACGGTTCCCGCTGCAACGACTACCGGCTTTGACGCTGGCTTGTGGACATGGCAGGCGATTGCCACCTACAGCACCTTGCAGTACACCGCTGGTCGCGGTCAGTTCACTGTCAAGGCGACAGCTAAATACACCAGCACACCGGGCGCATTTGACGATCGCAGCCGCGCTGAGATTGACCTGTCCTATGTCGAAGCCGCAATTCGTACGCTGGCGCAAGGCGGCATGGTGCAGGAGTACAGCATTGGTGGTCGCAGCCTGCGTCGTTACAAAATGGTTGAGCTGATGCAATTGCGTGACGATCTCAAAAATGAGATTGCAATGGAGCGAAAGGCTGAGAAGATCCGTCAGGGTCTTGGCAATCCTGGTCTTGCCAAAGTGAGGTTCCGTTAATGGCAATCTTCGGTATCGGTCGTACCAACGCGTTGCGTAAGCAATTGGATGAAGCGCAACAGCGCAATTCATATCTCAAGCGTGCGTATGCCGCTGCGCAAAATAACCGTCTGACCTCTGACTGGATCAGCCAGGCCACCTCTGCTGATAGCGAGATTCGAGGCAGCATCAGGATGCTGCGCAACCGCGCACGTCAATTGGTGCGTGATTCGGACTTTGCCAAGGCGTCGCTGCGTGCCGTTAAAAACAACGTTGTTGGTACTGGCATCCATCATCAGGCGCAGGTGCGAATGCAACGTGGCGGGCGCCTTGCTGATGACATCAATCGCCGTATTGAGGAGGAATTTGATCGTTGGACGAGCGCCAAGCGTTGCCATTGCGGCGGCAAGCTGAGCTGGTATGACATACAACGGCTTTGCGTCACCTCAATGTTGGAGTCAGGCGAGGTGTTCATTCGCCTTGTCAAGCAGCCTTTCGGTGGCAGCAAAGTGCCGCTGGGGCTGGAAATCATTGAATCTGATCTTCTTGATGATGACTACAACGCCATTGCTAAGAACGGCAACGAAATTCGGATGGGCGTGGAGATTGACAAGTGGGGCAGACCCGTTGCCTATCACTTCTTTGATTATCACCCTGGCGATTATCAGTTCAGCTATGCACAGAAAGCAGCCAAAAGGCGTATTCGCATACCGGCTGATGACATTATCCATCTCTATTTAATAGAGCGCCCCGGTCAGACACGTGGTGTTAGCGCGTTTGCTACGGCGATCATGCGCCTTCGTAATTTGTCTGGATACGAAGAAGCTGAAATCGTGGCCGCCCGTGCCAGCAGCAGCATGATGGCGTTCGTCAAAACGCCGGATCAGGAGTTGTTCGAGGATGGCACGTTTGATCAGGAGTCTGTCCTCGACTTCTCACCCGGCAGCATCAGACGATTGGCACCTGGCGAGGAGATGCAGTTCTTTACGCCCAATCGTCCTGACGATGCTTTTACTCCTTTCGTTCAGCAGATGCTGCGAGCTGTGGCTGCTGGGATTGGCTGTTCTTACACGCAAGTCAGCAGCGATTTCTCTCAAAGTAACTACAGCTCTTCACGACTGGAATTACTTGAAACAAGAACGCATTACAAAACGCTCCAGCAGTATTTGATCGAATCGCTTTGCGAGGAGGTCTATGAAAAGTTGCTTGAAATGGCTGTGTTGGCTGGTGTGCTTGACCTGCCTGGTTTCGATTCCAATCCTGAGCGTTACGAAGAAGCCAAATGGATTGCCCCTGCTGCACAATTCGTTGATCCTCAAAAAGAAGCTGCTGCATATAAGGAGCTGATCCGTTGCGGCATCATGACGCTGTCGCAAGTTGTTGCCCTGCATGGCGGTGACTTTGAGGATCAGATGCGTCAACGGCAGCATGAACTTGCTGTGGCTGATGAGCTGGGCATTGTGCTCGATACTGATCCTTCTCAGGTTTCAAACAACGGCGTCAGCCAGCCTGTCCCTGTTCCCGCCACGGAACATCCTGTAGAACATGAGGAAGAACCTGAACTTGAGGGCATCAACTGATGGCAAAGGTTGGTGAAAAGACAATTGATTTGTCGCCTACAGAAGGCATGAAAGCTGAGGCGCGTCGGTATCGCGCTTGGAAACAAGAAGGGCGCCCCGGTGGTACTAACGTTGCTGCCACCCGCGCCAGCCAAATCCTCAGTGGTGATGAGTTGAGTTCTGAGACTGTGATCACGATGGCTGCATGGTTTGCACGCCATGAAGTTGATAAACAGGGAAAAGGATTCCGCCCTGATAGTGATGACTATCCTTCTCCAGGTCGCGTAGCATGGGCGGCATGGGGTGGTGACTCCGGTCAGTCCTGGAGCAACATGAAATCCAAAGCCATCAAAAAAGCACGCGAACGCGCCATGGATGAAATCGTTGACGGTCGCCCGTATCCCAACGAGCACGCTGCTCGCCTAAAGGATCCTGGTCAA